AACGCGAATGGCTCCGAGCGTGTTGCAAAGGGCGATACCGTCCGCGCTGCATTCACTCGCGCTGCTAGCGTTGTCGATGTGTCCGAGGCAATGACGATCCCCGAGGGGACCGATCAGACCGTGGATAACAAGACCCTCTCCATCTCCAACAGCCGCGCTGTCCAAATCCCCTACACGGGTGAGGATATTCGCCACCTGAACAACGGTGTGGGCTTTGAGACCGTGTACGGCGATCAGATCGCCCAAGCTATGCGCGCTCTCGTAAACGAGATGGAAGCCGATCTTGCAGAGGAAGCGTACAAGAACGCATCCCGCGCATTCGGCACCGCTGGTACGACCCCGTTCGCAAGCAACTTCTCCGAAGTGGCCGAGCTTCGCCAGATTCTGGTGGACAACGGTATGCCTGCTAACGACGGCCAAGCCTCTCTGGTCCTGAGCACCGTCGCTGGTACGAACCTGCGTCAGCTTGCTCAGCTTCAGAAGGTGAACGAGGCCGGTGGGGCTGACCTGCTTCGTCAGGGTACGCTGCTTGAGCTTCAGGGCCTGTCCCTGCGTGAGTCCGCTCAGGTTCAAGCGCACACCAAAGGGACCGGCGCAAGCTACCTGCTCAACGATGCTTCGTCCGCCATTGGCGACACCAGCATCGCTGCTGACGGCGGCTCTGGCACCATCCTCGCGGGTGACGTTGTGACCTTCAACGGTGACACGAACAAGTACGTCGTGAACACCGCTCTGTCTGGCGGCGCATTCGCAATCGGGGCTCCCGGTCTGCGTCTGGCTCTCGCTGATAACGCGGCTATCACCGTGGGTAACAGCTACACCGCTAACGTGGCCTTCCACCGTCGGGCTCTGGAGATCGCAATGCGTGCTCCTGCTGTGCCGGAAGGTGGCGATGCTGCCGATGACGCAATGACCGTCCAAGACCCCTTCTCCGGTCTTGTGTTCGAAATTCGCGTGTATCGCGGCTATCGTAAGACCATGATCGAAGTGGCAGCAGCATGGGGCGTCAAGGCGTGGAAGCCTGACTTCATTGCTCTCCTCCTCGGCTAAGAGGTATCAGGGGGCCTTCGGGCCCCCTTTCTCTTGGAGGCATCATGGAAAAGAAGAAACCGGGGCCTAAGCCCAAACTAATTAAGATGGTGCGTCCTGACGGCAAGACCGCTGACGTACATCCCTCTGAAGTCGAGAATTACAAACTCGGCGACTACAAGGTTGTGGAGTCCCGCTAATGGCTATCGTGGTCGAAGATGGAACGGTGGTCTCTGCGGCTAACTCTTACATCACCGTCGCAGAATTTAAGAGCTGGGCCGATGATCGCGGGATCACCTACGGGACCGACGATGCCATCTCCCAGCAGCTATACCGTGCCCATGATTATTTTGAGTCGCTTTCCTTTAAGGGCGTAAAGCATACCGAAGACCAGCCGATGCAATGGCCTCGGGATGACGTCTACATTGACGGGTACGCCGTGGATTCGGATGAAATCCCGAAGGAAGTTAAAACCGCTATCTATGAGCTAATCAAGATTGAGGCGGACGGAGATTCCCGGTTAGCGCCTTCTGAGCGTGAGGTAACGTCTGAGCAGGTGGACTCTATCAAGATCACCTACAAGGACAACGCAGGCATGAAGCGCACTACGCCTGCCTTGACCCAAGCTCTTAGGAAGCTGGTTCAGCCTGTCACGATGGTTTCCCGCGCATGACGTACAACTATACGCCCATCACGGCGTCCGCTGGCCGAATGATTACGAAGTTCGGCAAGCAGTACACGTTCACCCGTGTAACGAAGGGGGCCTACAATCCAGTTACGGGGCAGACCAGTGACACAGCGTCTACGTTTACGGGATACGCTTGCCTTTTTGACTATACTGACGCTGATAGGGCTGACGGTGCTGTTTTACAGGGCGACCGTAGGATGCTCGCGGAGTCTGGAACGTATGAAGTCGGCGATACGGTCGTGGTGGGCTCAGATACTTACCGTGTTATCAACATTAGCGATATCGGGCCCGGTGGGTCCGTGGTCGCATCGAACCTACAGATTCGGAAATGAAGGATTGGACGACAGCGACATTAGAGTTCGCCGAGTATCCCGAGAAGGTGGTGCGGGGGACTCTGTTCGGTCTGACGAATCGGATCGTAAAGCGTAGCCCAGTGGATACAGGCCGGTTTCGCAATAACTGGCAAGCCTCTGTAAATAGCATTAACACCGCTACTACTCCGACAGCAGATCGCTCTGGGAGCCAAGCTATAAATAAGGCGCGGGGCACTATTAATGCTTTGAAGATGGGCAGTACGTTCTATCTCTCAAACAATCTTCCATACGCGAAACGATTAGAATACGGATGGTCTAAGCAGGCGCCCAGTGGAATGATTCGGCTAAGCGTCGCGGAGTTACAAGCGCGGATGAAAGAGGCAGACAAGTGAGTACCTATTTCAATGATATGCAGGCTGCGCTTGATGCCCGTCTAGACTCTATGGATTCGACGCCCGTAGCGTGGCCTAACATCCCCTATGAGCCGCAAGGCGGTACTGCCTATGTGCGCCCACAGTTCCTTCCTGCGGAAACCGTACAGGCCTCTCTAGGGGCTTCTGGGAAGGATGAAACTAACGCTATCTATCAAGTAGACGTTGTATATCCACGGGGCGCAGGACGTACTACGCTCACGGATACGATTGCGGACCATTTTAAGAGAGGCACCGTTCTGTCTTATAATGGCACTAGCCTGCGGGTTCGGTCTGTTAGCATCGGTCCTGCAATTTTAGACGGCGCGTGGGTATTCGTGCCGGTTTCGATTGATGTGCAGACATATACAGGGGCACGAACATGACCATTGCAAACGGCGCACAGCATAGTCTGCACTACGTTGCAGAATCAACCTACGGCACCACGCCTTCTACTCCGACTTGGACGCCGGTTCCGCATACGGGAACTACTCTGGCTCTCACTAAGGACGCTGTAGAGTCCGAAAAGCTCCGGGGCGACCGTCAGGTGGAGGACTTTAGGCATGGGAACAAGTCTGTCTCTGGAGACATTACCGGGGAGCTTGAGTACGAAGCCTTCGACGATCTTCTAGAGGCCGCTCTGTGTGGATCGTGGACCACGGACGTTCTCAAGGCTGGCGTTACCCGTCGCAGCTTCACCTTTGAGCGTAAGTTTGCTGACCTTGCTACTCCTGAATATCACCGCTATACCGGCTGTGAGATCAATAGCATGGCTCTCAGTGTGAGCCCTAACTCGATGGTCACTTGCACCTTCGGGATCATTGGGAAGGACCTGACCACGAACACGACGCAGGTGGCATCCAGCACCTACAGCGCCGACGTGGGCAATACCCCGTTTGATTCGTTTACGGGGTCTATTCAGGAGGGTGGCTCCACTATTGCTACCGTGACGGCTCTTGAGCTGTCCCTTGAGAATGGCATCGAGCCGTTATTCGCCATCGGGTCTGCTACTACCCAACGTCCTGCTATCGGGAAGTCTCGGGTTACTGGCACCCTGACGACCTACTTTGAGTCTAAGGCGCTGTACGACAAGTTTCTTAACGAAACTAGCAGCAGCATTGCTCTTACCCTGACCGACCTTGACGGTAACGATTACCTGATCGAGATTGGCAATGTTAAGTACAACAGCGGCCAGCCCGATGTGTCGGGCGAGGGCGCAATCACCATTGCTATGGACTTCGTGGGTCTTTACGACTCCGGTGACGCCTCTAACATCGTGGTCACGCGGACTGCTGCATAACCCATAAAAGGGCGGGATTATGGAGTTTGACAAGTTAGCCACTACGGCAAACCATGAAGCCGGGGCAGAGGTAAACATCCTCTCCCCGGTGGATGGTTCCCCTACCGATGTATTCATCAAGATTAAAGGTGCGGACTCTAAGGCGTGGCGGCAGCAGCGCAAGCGCCAAACCTCTACCATCGTTCAAGCGAAATCCGAAGGGAAGCTCGACGAGGTTGACTACGATGCGCTGGATATAGAGGCGCTAGTAGCAATTACGATTGATTGGAAGAACCTTACGAAGGGCGGCAAGAAGTACGAATGCACCCCCGAGAATGCCCGAGCCCTCTACGAGCAATCGCCTTCCATTGTTCAGCAGCTTCTAACCTTTCTGGCTGACTCGGGAAATTTTACCAAGGGCTAGCTGACGAATTCGTACGGTATGGCAGGTGGTGTATGTATATGCACTCAAGGCCAGAAGGGTCATCGGTTAGCCGCTACGAAACGTTAAAGCAGGTAGAGAAGTCCACGGGGAGGACGCCTAAAGAGCTAGAAAACGGGCCACGGTTATCCCAAGAACACGATAGCGTCTGGCAAGCGTACACCTCGCTTTCGGAGTATACTTATTCGGAGATCGAGAGTTATGTACGCCTGACGGGCCATGAGTTAGATTGCTGGGAAGTCGAAGCCATCATGGCGCTGGCAAAGTATCGCGGGGTAGAACCTAAATGGCCGCTGTAGAAGGTTTAAT